CTACACAGGGCAGGAGGCGTGGGGGGCTGCGAGGTCCGTCGGGAAGCGCCTGCCGACCCGGGAGGAATGGAAAGCATTATGCGATCTCGGCTCGACTTGGGACGATGAGCTCAAGGGCCGTTGGTTCGGGGGTAATCACGACTCGGACCACAAGGGCTCGCTGTTTCTCCCTGCTGCGGGCCTGCGCAGCGGCAATAGCGGCGAGTTGGCTCTCACGAGCTCCGACGGCTACTATTGGTCCTCGTCGCTGGACTACGGAGGCAGCGGCAGCGCGGGCTACCTCTACTTCAACTCGGGCTACTTCGGCCCGCTGAACAACTACAATCACGCCCACCGCTTCAGCGTGCGGTGCGTGCGGGATAAATGACCGCTTCACCCTCCAACTATTAAGTAATTCTTAACAATTGAAACTTTAAAAAACATTAAACACTTTAAAGAATGAAACGGATAATCAGACACGGCGAGCAATACGCTAATGCCATCTTTTTGAGAGAATGCGGTAATTGCGGTTGCCAGTTCGAGTATGAGCGGGAAGACGTAGAAAAAATCCATCACAGTAATTGGGGCGATGAGGAATTCTGGTACATGTCCTGCCCGGAATGCGGTGATGTAACGGGATTCGAGAAACCAGAACCGATAAGACACGAACAGCCGAAAGGCGAAAAACAGTGAGAATCATGCGGAAAATATATGTTTTTGCAGAAGACGAAGACGGTAATGCTTTTTATTCTCAAGTTGATGATAGAGAAGATGTTGCCACGCTTATCGCCACATTGGTGTCTCAGTATAAGCCTTTTGTCCAAATCGAATCTGTCGGGCCTATCAACATTAAATTGAAACGTAACGATCAAAAATAGTAAGAATCATGCGGGAAATACTTTTCAGAGGCAAGAGCCTCGACAATGGGAAATGGATAGAGGGAGATCTGCTTCGGATAAACGGCCATGTATTTATATTCCCCGATCCTGCGCCGAAAGGTATTGACAAATACAAGGTCGATCCGGCCACCGTCGGCCAGTACACGGGGCGAAAAGACAAGAACGGGAAGAAGGTATATGAGGCAGATATCCTTACCGACAAATTTGGAAGCATGGGGGTCGTCGAATGGAGAGACAGTGGTTTTGTCGTGAACTTCGGAGACACGGATATTTTCGATCTGTCTGATTGTTTTGGCGATTCGTATCAAATGTGGGTTGTAGGTAACATCCATGATAATGCGGACCTGATAGAGGCCAACACCCGCCTGATCGCTGCCGCACCGGAAATGCTGGCGGCATTACAGGAAATTGTTCGCCAACATGGTTTGGACGCAGATAACACTCTATTACCTCCTATTCCTAACAGATGGATGGATGCCATATCAAAAGCCGAGAAGGCAATCAATAAAGCATTGGGACGATGACGATTCTTGAAAGTGAGATACAGCGTATATCCGCAGCCGTCGAACAGGCGACGGGTTTCGGATTGGAGGATATACGAGCTCGTAGCAGGAGACTACCGGTAGTTCGGGCGCGGATCATTCTGTGCCGTGAGATTCACAAACGCGGCGCGTCGGCCCGAGAGATCGGACAGGCAATTCATCGGGATCGTGCGAGTATTGGCTACCTGATCAATCGCTACCAAGACGAATACGACACCTCCCCTATTTTCCGTGAAATGGCGATAAAAGTAAAGGATATTCTAAATGAGGCATAGGGAAAGCGATTTGCAAATAGCGTGCGTTCGGTGGTTTACTATGCAGTATCCACAGTATCGAGGACTGCTGTTCGCCGTGCCTAACGGCGGCTCGCGGAACCGTATCGAGGCGGCGCGGATGAAAGCCGAGGGAACGGTTGCCGGGGTAAGCGATCTGATTCTGTTGGTTCCTCGCGGCCATTTCGGGGCCCTCTGTATTGAATTGAAGACGGAGACGGGCAGATTGTCGCCGGCACAGAAAGAATGGCTGAAATGGGCCGAAACGAACGGAAACAAGTGTGTGGTAGTACGGGACATAGAGCGGTTCATTGAGGAGGTCACCGAATATTTAAGTGAAACATCTAAAACTTTATAATTATGAACGATATTATCAAATCTAACCTTGAAACGATGACCTCGCTGCAAATTGCTGAGGTGACAGGGAAAATGCACAAAGACGTGCTGGAAGCTATCCGTAACATGGAGCCTGCATGGGTAAAAACCACTGGGCGGAAATTTCCGCTCAGTGAATACAAGGACAGCACGGGGCGGACTTTGCCTATGTATCAACTCAACAAAACCGAATGCCTGTACGTGGCGACAAAGTTCAACGATGAAGCCCGGGCCAAACTCGTGATCCGATGGGAGGAATTGGAGCGAGAAAGAATGTCTGGTGGATTCCGCGTCCCGCAGAATTTTGCCGAAGCTCTGAAGCTCGCGGCAGAGCAGGCCGAACGAGTCGAGCTACAGCGCCAACAGTTGGAAGCGATGCGTCCTAAAGCTCTCTTTGCCGATGCAGTCGCTACGTCTGATCGCTCTTGCTTGGTCGCTGAGTTGGCTAAAATTCTTCGACAGAATGGAGTCAACATCGGGCAAAACAGACTGTTCGGTTGGCTCCGAAAAAACGGCTACCTGTGCAGCAAAGGGGAATACTATAATCAGCCTACACAGAAGGCAATGGAAGCGGGATTGTTCGAGGTCAAGAAAACGAGCATTGCCAAGCCAGACGGATCGGTGCTGGTTACGACAACTACAAAGGTCACAGGGAAAGGGCAAATATTCTTTGTAGACAGATTTCTTTCGCAAGAGGTGGCATAATTTAATACAATAATTAAAAACCGCTATGACGACAATTAAACAACTGGCTGAGAAATTAAACATTGCTGAAATCAGGGTGTGGGAAATGATCCGAAAAAAGATCATAAAGTCCTCGATTTGTGCCGGTATCGTGATGGTTGACTCATCGGAAGCTGAAGAGTACCTGAAAGAACACCCGGCACTGCTGGAAAAATGGCAGGAGAACTACCGACATTGTCAGACACATAAAATAGTCTAACAAAAAAGCGGTTCATCCGAAGATTCCCCGCCCTTTGATTCCGCCAATTCAAAGATAGTAATTAAATCCCGGTATGACATGGATGGACCTAAAAAAAAACGCAGGGGAGGCGTTTATGACGACTCGGAAGTGTACATCAATTATTCCCGGAAACAGTTGATGATTATGCTGCGCCTCATGAAGAGGCGAACTGCCAAATACCGAATGGCAGACAGACGGCTCAGAAGACCTCGCAAATCAAAGCAATCGACAGATGAATGATATGAATGTTTCAGAAGTGGTCGAGAATCTCGATGCGGCCCAAATCAAAAAGTTATCTTCGGAGGACATTGAGAAGCTGAGGCAAATTTTCAAGTTGATCTTCGAGGCAATCGAAATGTTCGGCAGACTGAAAGAACAGGGCGCGATGGAGCATGTGACAATGGACGTACTGAACAAAGGCCGCGATGTTCTTGCCCAGTTCCTGAATGTGAAGGTAGACTATGAAACGGCAAAGGCCATCACTCGTAAATCGGACACGGCGTTCAATAGTAAAGTGAGTCGGTGCGGAATACCAGTCTACAAAGAGAGGCTCTATAATTTCCAGGACATCGTCAAGATCAGAGATAAAAAGATTTGATCGACAATTTAAAACGTCTTATATTTGGAGTGAACTCGAAAACAGCGACACGTTCAACAGATTAAAAACTAAACTCGAATTTATATGAAAAGGACTTTTCTACTGTTGGCAATCCTGCAAGGGATTATTACAGTCTTGCCAGCATCAAGCCAGACAACCAATAAGGGATTTTCAATTGAGGACGTTCGCAAAATCAAACTTAGGAGTTCGCTGACTATGGCTTCTGCAAGTATTGATGAACATAGAATACCCGCAGCATGGGCATTAAATATTTTTAATTCGAAATTGGATTCCATTGGGGAAACGTCTCCGCTATTTCCATACAAAGCGATGGTAGACACGGTATTAAGTGGGAAAATTTTAGTAGAGAGTGCAGAGGCATATCCGACAGTTATGCCTTACAAGGCAAATAAATTGCTGCTTTTTCATACGTTATGTCATTCTTCTACGTATAATGAGGTAAGGTTATCGCAACATGAAATGGTATCCAAAGTCATTTCTGACGTTTTACTCCCAATATCTTATGAAATAGGTGAGTATGAAAATATCAATGTTCAATATATTGGACTGGATATATGTTACCCTCATAAGGATTTTACAGAAGAATATGCGTCAGAAAATTGGGATTATCTATTATTAATTATACCTGCGGAAGCATTAAAAGATTATGCCAATACATATTTATCCGATCAAGATTTAATAGCAAAATCAGATATTTATTGCGGAGATGATGCTATTAGCTTGAGGCGAATGAATGTAACGCTAAGATAGGCAGATTCCTCTTAAGTATCTATCTGAAAAGTCGATAAAGGAAAGTGTAAATTTGCTGTAACGGTATCTATTTGAATAACCTTCTAATTTAGCCCCTCAAAACAGAGGGGCTTTTTTATTTCCTGAAATTTGCAAACTCAAAAATCATGCATATCTTTGTGATGTCTATCATACCATAGAGGCGCATAATGCGGCCTATTTTGTAGGCTTTTTTTATGCCTTAACATATTTACAGCAGTGATGCCCTGTGCCGTTATTGTAATGATACGGCAGCCTCTATGGTGATAGACAGCAGGTAGCAACACTGCTGTTTTTTGTTGCAAACTAAATGTCTATCACCTATGTCCAACACTTCAAAATCAACGACTCGAGATTCTCTTGTCAGAGAAATTGAGACTTTACGCGCTCTTGTTGCTGAGCTTCAGAGCAAACTAAACGAGAGCAATACGATTGCTCGCTTTTTCATGGGTCGCACCGAGCATTTGGAAAACGCTTATAACGAGGCAATGCACAAGTATTGGGACATCCTCGAAGAGAATGCCGGCAATAAAGAGCGGTTAAGGTGTTTGTTATCATTCGATCAGCGTAAATCTTCAATTGACCCGCAAGCACTTCGTAACCGCTCCAAAGTATTTACCCTTTCAAAGTAGGTAGGCCATGAATAGCGTCCAAATTTTCAATAATGAGCGATTCGGACGGGTTCGAGTTGCTATGACCAGCGACAAGCCTATGTTTTTGGCCAACGATGTCGCAAAAGCGTTGGGTTATGTTAAACCTGCAAATGCTATTTCCTCTCACTGCAAAGGAGTCACTATTTTAGTGACCCCCACTGATGGCGGTGCACAACCAGTGAAATACATTCCCGAATCCGACGTGTACCGTCTCGTCATGCGCTCGAAGCTTCCGCAAGCGGAACAGTTTCAGGATTGGGTATGTGACGAAGTGTTGCCGGCGATTCGCAAAACTGGCGGCTACATGGTGGCCAAAGTGGACGATACACCTGAGATGATTATGGCAAGAGCCGTGCTGGTTGCCAATGAGACGATAAATCGACAAAAACAACAGCTTGAGCAGGCCGAGAAAAAAGTAGCCGCTCTTACACCTAAAGCGGAACTGATGGATAAAGTTCTCGACACAGATCAGAAGATCGATGTCGGGCAGTCGGCCAAGATACTCGGATTACCATTCGGTCGAAATACTCTTTTTCAGAAGCTGCGCGAGAAAGGCATATTCTTTTGCAATCGGAACGAGCCTAAGCAGGAGTATATCAACAGAGGATATTTCGAACTCAAGGAAAAGTTTATCGAGCGAAATAGTCACGACGGATTTACAGTTATTAAAGTTTTGGTGACTCAAAAGGGTCTCGATTTCATTGCCCGACTGTTCGAAGTCGTGCCTTCGGTCAAACGTCAAGCTCCGATTCAATGACTTCTTACCGATTCACGGCCGAAGAAGTCGTGAGACGACTTCTCGAAGACGATCAATTTAGAAAGGATATGCTCAAATTGCTTGCTGCAATGGGCATTCTGTTATCCGCAAGTAAGCATAAAGGAAGTTAGGGGAGAGAGGGGCGCAAGCCCTTCTCTTTTTGTATAATATCGCTATCTTTACGGCATGGAACTACAATCTATTCAGAGTAAAATTTACGAAATACGGGGCCAGCGGGTAATGCTGGACTTCGATTTGGCGGAACTCTACCAAGTCCCGACAAAAGCGCTTAAACAAGCTGTACGACGCAACAGCGAAAGGTTTCCATCGGATTTCATGTTTGAAATCACCGAATCAGAGTATAACGCATTGAAAACCAGTTTGAGGTCACAAATTGTGACCTCAAACAAGGGAGGTGTCCGGTATATGCCATTTGCATTCACCGAGCAGGGAGTGGCAATGCTTTCGAGTGTGTTGCGCAGCGAAACGGCAATACAAGTAAACATTGCCATAATGCGGGCATTTGTAGCGATGCGTAATTACATTACCACCACGACGCAGATAACGGCTGAACTATCCGAAATTCGGGCGAAACTGGCCCTGCTGGAGAGGGCGGATGCCGAGAATGCCGAGGCGGTCAGCGATCTGTCGGAGGATATGCGGAAAGAGTTGGACAATATTTACCAAGCTATCGCAGCTTTGTCAATACATCCGCAGCGGACAAGAAACCCTATCGGATATAAAAAGCCCGAGAAGGAATAGGAATCATTATTTTGTGATATTATCCTGCTCGCGTTCTTCTAATGCTGACCAGTCGAATATCCCTAATATTTTGGCGTTGGCTTCCCAAATGAGGCTATAATCCCTCTCGACATAGATGTCTGTAATTCTCATACGGTCATCCACATGATTCAGCCCCTCATGAATAGTATACTTATCGATATTCAGGGCTTTGGATCGGCCAATAGTCGCCCAAGAGTGGCGGGCGGCGTAGAAAGTGATATGTTTCTCCGGCTTTATGGCTGCTTCTATTTGCCGCAAGCCTGTGTTTAGCGCGATTGAGAAAGAGTTGAGCGTAGAATAATGCTTATCGAAGCAGAAAAGCCTATCTCCTTCTTTAGATATGTATTTCTGAGCTAAAGGCCAGATACATGGCTCGATTCTGATTTTGGTTTCGGCCTCGTCGGCCCGCCGTGTACGTGTCTTTTGCCGTTTGTAGGTAATGATTCGCTCTTTCCTGTCAAAATCGGAAGCCTTGCAGTCGAAAAGATCGGCAGAGTTCATGCCGGCGAGGGCGAACGACAGGAGGAAACAATCTCGGGCAAAATCTCGTCTCGTAAAATCGGCTATGTCGCCGGTCTTACGATCCGCATCAGGCAAATCGATAATTGCCTGTATGGTCTCAGGCTGTAATGCACGCTTTTTGGGGGTAGGGGGGCGTTTTACCGCGTATTTTCTAAAAGGTGATTGCGGAATGCGGATGATACCTGAATCTTCGTCGTTAAATTCCTTTTTAGCTTCATTGTGTATGTGCCTGATGTTGGCCATATACAAAGAAAGCGCCCGACCGTTCGATTTCGACCGGCTTGTTTCCTCTACTCGTTTTTGGCGATCATACCTCATAACTGGCTCGTGGGCAAGAAACGCTTCGAAATCGGAAAGAAACTTAGCCGTTACGCTATTTATATCGAGCGGCTTCCCTCTCATGAAGCGCTCCAATGCGTTTAGCGACGTGTTATATGCCCTTGCGGTTCCTTTTGATTTGGAGGCGGCCACTTTTCTTCCGTACTCGATAAAATCGAGATGAAATCCTTCGCCCGTTATTTCCGACTCCTTTATATATTGTACTATCTGCTTAACATCCATTACCTCGGCTGCAATGCCCAGACGATTGACTAAATAGCGCCACCGACGGATCAGATCGTCAGCAAGGTCAATGATCTCCTGATTCTTTATTTGAAGTTTGCGGCCGAGATCGTCGGGGAAAACATATATATTTGTCGATACCTTTAAAGAACGACGGTTATGTGTCACCCGGATTTTCAGGTTGTATGTTCCGTCCTTTTTCTTGTTGTCCGCATAGACGACAGCCTTAAAAGTAGTCCCCATTTTTTTTGCCAACTATTTGCCAACTTTTGCAAACAAATATAGCCACAAAGTGATAAAAAGTACAAAAAAAAAAGCGGTGAAAACACGCTTTTT